CTTCCACCTTAAAGGAAAAGACTCATTTGCATAGCCTTTTGTTTCGATAATAAATTTACCGTTAGGATCTACAAAATCAGGTGTATATGTTATAGGTCTGATTTTAGATCCTTTGTTATAAAGTTTTTTAGTTGTCCCTTCATAACAAGCCAATGGATAAACCATTGCAGGAAATATAGTAAACGTTTCCTCTTCGTATTTAACTTTAATTTTAGCTTCTTCTAATTTTTTATAACAATGTAGCTCTAAATTAGATTTAAAGTCAAGTCCTTTGTATGTAGATTTTTTAGCATTCTTTACTTTAGATCTAGAGTACTTCCTTCTCATAATTCATTACATTAGTTTGAAGGTACCCTTCCAGACCTCTATTTTTATTCCAAATATATGCTTGACCACATCTAAGAGTCCCAACATATCCTTGCGTTTTATGCCATAAGTCATTACCACAAATAGATGGGATAAATCTAACTTTAGTTCCCATATATTCATTAAGCATTTCTTTATGTCTGTGTCCACAGTGCACTTCTCTAACCTTAGCTCTACTCCACATAGCTGGTTGTTCTGTAGCTATAAGTAAAGGTAATTCTTGAGTTTTCTCTTTATCACCGTGTGTAAACATAATCATATTTATTCCATATTCATAGTATTTACGAGCATCTAAGCTATTATCTACTGTTACATTCTTATTATTCTTGTATATAGCATCTAAAACTTCTCCTGCATAAAACATACGTTCGAAGTCATGGTTACCTTGTACAACAACAACATCAACTGGCGCAAACTGCGCTAAGTAATCAATTGCTTTACTTACTAGGTGCCAGTATCCTCTAAAAGACTCGCGCCAGCGCATATTATCCTGCTGAGGTGTACCTTTAGTAGTAGCTCGACTCATACCTTCTGAATTAAGTCCGTCATTACCTACAGGTAATAAGAATCTGTCTATCTCTAAACCGTCGGCTTTTTTATGCAAGTCCATTATAGCTTGTATGTAATGCTTTTCAATTGTTTCCATAGGCTCATCAGTTATCTTACCATAATGTATATCTGGGAGAGAAATCTCATAACAAATAGGATCCTTATGTTTTTTATAATTAACTTTAGGAACTTTAACACTCCTAGTTTTGATATAATCTAATAAATCTGCTTTGATGTTAGGCATTTCGTGCCATGAATTATGTGTGACAATACTAAATCTTTGTTCTCCCATCATATTCTGCCAAAACTTTACAGATTTAACATCTGCTTGAGTTAGGCCATTTTCTTTAAGATGGTCTAAATATTTAGTACTACCTTTTAATTCATTTCCATTATCGTTATTCATTCTATCTTGAATACATTCTGCGGAAAGTACAGTTTTCTTACATTCTTGAATTAAATCTGCATCTACACCCCAATGTTCTGCTAACCAATCAACTCCTTTTTTTTGATAACTCTTTTTTGTTTGTAGTTTCTCAATAATCTCATCTTTTGTCATTTAATATATTTTTAAGTTCGTTAAAGTTACCTACCTTGTTAACCAAGTCAGAAGGGTCCTTAGACTTGAGTTCGTCAGGTAAGCAGATATTTTTGAAACCATATAAATCACAAATTTTATTGGCCATTGCTTGACCTGGATTATTTTCTTTGTTAAAATCGTTGTCATATAAAATTTCTATTGTATTGAATCTTTCTTTTAGCTCACTTATTAATTTCTCATCAGGTATTTGCATTTCACTTTGCATAGCAATCGAATGATAGCCTGCAGCATATAAACACATAACATCTTTGAGGGAAGAAGTAATAATAAGTCGCTCCCCTTTATCTGGGAGTTGGTCATAGCCTTGTACATCTGTTTTCTTTGTGCTGCTTAACCACTTATTTTTTTCTTCATAAGGAGAATAGATTTTATATCGATTTTTAAACTTAAAAGCATAACTAATTGATTTACATGTAAACCTATTGTTATTTATCCAAAAATGACTTATTGGTTCCACGGCAAAAGTATTAAGTATTTTCTTACTAACCAAATATTTTCGCCAAAACTTCGCATCATCTTTATTCCAAGTTCTACGTTTCTTTTGAATTACAGTCTGTTTTTCAATAAATTTAGGTTGTATTTGCGAACGGCCAAGATACCCCATAGTAAACAAACTATCTTCTTTCTTATTACTTAAATTAAGATGAAAATCACAATCGATTATTTTAAGAGCATTTATAAAAGGAACGTTAAATTTAAATTTAACATAACTGAAACAATCAAATGTGTGCTCTGGGTATCCAAAGTCTTTATATAACAAATTACCACTCCAAGTTATAATAGAAGCAGAAGGAGTTTTATCTTCTCGTAATTCACTACAAAATTTAACCCCTAACTTTTTAAAACTAGGACAATAGTACATAAAAATGTCATACTCAGAAATTTTTCCAAGTATGACATCTGTATGTAAATGATCATTACTGCTTCTAGATTTTATCACTAGAATGGTAAGTCTTCTGTAGCTTCTACTGTACCATTTGTTGCAGGTGCCCAGTCTTCGTTTTCATCTATAGTATCAGGTGTAACTAAATTAGCTGTTGAAATATGTGTTCCCCATTTAAGATCTGCATTAAAGTCAGCATTAAATGAACCATATTCATCATTAAGTGCTTTAATAAATAAATCATCTCGTTGAGGTTTTACTCTCCCAAAATATTTAGTATATACTTGTTGATATTTATCATCTTTTACACCAATAAGAACTCTAACTTCATTAGTAGATAAAGCTTTAACTAATTCTTTAATCTCTGCTACAGCTCCAGTAGATATTGCGGGCATACTATCATAAGATACTTCATCTCCTGATGCTACGTTAGCCCAAGCTTTAGTAAAATTAATTAAAGTTTCTTCACCTGTATAAGCTTTTCTTTCTCCTTCTTTTTTCCACCATTCATATGTTGGTTCTTCTTCAGACCATGTAGATTGTCCAATTCCATTCATCCATTGATGTTTACCTGATTGAGATATTCTAGGTTTATTTTGCATTAATATTTCTAATTTAAAATTACCGTCTTCATTAGCTAGCCAAAATACAATTTTATTATATTCTTCTCCACTAAATTCAACTGTATAATTTGGTTCTTGTTTAACATTAATGTCCATTGCATGTAATTCCGCCATTGTTGGATTTACTGCTGTTACTTTAACATTTGTTAAACCTGAGTAAGTTTTGATTCCTCCTACTACCTCTTCTGTACTTGCATTACTTTGTATTGCCATTTTTTATTGTTTTTGATTGTTATTAATTTATAATTCGAACGTATCATCGTCCATTTCTAGTTCTTCTTCTTCTGGTATATTCCCTGCTGCAATCTCTTTGTCAAAAGTTTCTTTTAATGATTGTCCATCTTTATTAACCATATTATCTAACATATCTGCAATTGAATCTTCAGGATCTGTAGGACTAAGCATATCTACAATAGCTTCTTGAGTTTGTTGCATTTGATCTTTAGCTTCTTCAACTGTATCAATAGCTTCATCTATAGCTTGCTCTAAAGTTACTTGATTAGGATCTACTTCTTCTAATTGTTCTTTAGTTCCTTCGAATCCTGGTATATCCTCAGATACATCATCTACAAAGCTAAAAGATAAAGGTTTCTTTTTACTAGGTCTTCTGCCTTTGAGAAACGGATGCTTAAACATCTCAGCTATTTCCCATGACTTTATACCATATTTAATTGCCATTTCTGGCTTAGTGATACCGTTATTAAGATCTTCATCGATCATAGAGACAGTAATTTTCTCAGGAGTTTTTCCTGGTGTTACATTTTTTTTCATTTTAATCATTTTTTTATGTTTAATTAATCTATAAATATTTCTGACCATTTTAAAGGCATAGTCTTACCCTTTAAGTGATCACATCTACTACCAGCTACAATATCATCAAGAGAGTCAAATGAAACCATAGTTTCTTCTCCTTCTCTATATATATAACCAACAGCATCTGCGTTAGCACAAGTTATTTGTTTGATCTTACCAGTTAAATCAAGGTCTTTAACAGCAACCTCTTTACCTTTCTTCTCAAGCATCTTGTCTTTTAAGTGTCCAACTAAGATTATATGATCCGCTAGTTTATTCAATTTATCTATCCATTCTTTGTAGGCCATTCTTAAATATAAATAGCCAGCGCCATTAGGCAATGATAGTACTGATGCACCAGGGTTCTTTTGATCAAAGTTTTTACCCATAGGAGTTTTCATATAAATTTGTTTAGCATATCCTTCACACATTTCTTCTAATTTAGATATAGTGTCAATTGCTATATATTTATATGGTCGTCCTTGTTTCATAATTTCTGTTCCAATTGCTTGAAGCTCTTTTAAACTATTAGCTTTTACTTTTAGAGCATCAACCATATCTGAACCGTCTTCTAAATCAATTATTAAACAGTCATCTAATTGTGATAATACTGTAGTCTTACCTATTTTAGGGGGACCATATATTATCATATTCTT